ACATCTGTGTCTGCCCCAAATCCAAGAACGGCAGCATCAGACTTTAGTGTTAAGTCATCCCCAATAGTTGCATCAGCGGATATTTCCACTAGGGCAGTTGTTATTTCTACTTCTGTATCTGCATCAATGTCTAGCTGTCCGTCTGTGCTAGAGTTTATACTTAGTGCAGTATCTCTAAACTGTATGGCTTTGTCGGTATCAACTAATAGAGTTTCGCCAAGACCATCAATATATGCTTTACCATTTAGATACATGTCTTTAAACTGCAGTGCAGATGTACCTATGTCTAATGTGTTATCAGTCTTTGGTTTTACTTCCGTTGAACTAGCTACAAAATCTTGCACTGGACCAAGCACAGTAACAGGCGCACCTTCACCAGCCGTGCCATCATGTGTGTGTCCACTGGTAGCATTAAAGGCTGATTCAATAGCATCATATTCGCCATCAAAGTCAGCAGCGTTAATTACGTTACCGTCAGCAATGTTATTAGCTGTATCGTTTCTGGTATATCCTGTTCCCATAGTTTTACCTTCTTGCGTTAGTGGCGTATTCTACTGTTAATGCGTCAAGAGAAAATGGTGGTGCTTCTGTAGCTGAGTCAAATAAAAATGAAACTGCAAACCCAGAACCAACTACTTGACTTTCAAATAGCTTAACTAGCTTTGCACCATATGAAGTCGTACCAAATATTCCCGAACCAAAAAATCCTACAGTGCCTTGCACGTTTTGAATATTAATAGGTGCTGGTTGTATAGTACCCGCTTCGTCAAAGTCTAGCTTTAGACTTAAATCAAATGCCACGCTTCCTTGTGGATCAGTGTACAAAAATATCTTATAAAAAGTTTTTCGTACTCGTGGGTCTTCAATTGGAATAAACGGTGTAGCGAATGATATTGTAATAGGTGTACCATCAAAGTCACTACCTGATTCCATTTGATATAGGTAGCCATCATTATTTGCAAACAGCACAACCTCATTGTTTAAGTGGTAGTTACTATCTGCTACATATGCTCGTATGCCTCTAGTTTCTGCATACTGCATATTTAAACCGCCCTGCTCTGCAAACTGTGTGGCAATGATGCCTTGAGCATTTTCTTGTGTAATATTGTTGTTATAGCCAAGTAATCTATATTGTGATTTTTCCCTAATAACGCAGCTTGCAAAGTTTGTGTTAGCAGAAATAAGCGTAACTAAATCATCCTGTATAGCTTTTGATACAACTCCTAATCCAAAGTCGCCTATTCTGTCTGTAGCACTTAGCAAACGCAAACCATCAGGTGCTAAGAACATAATGTCACCACCAACTTCTTGTATAGTGTCGCTTTCAATACAACCAATGTCGTTAGTTACTGGTTGCAGCGTAAAGTCTGCTATAGTGTTACCTACTAATCTTTGTATAGATACTTCTGTAAAAATAATTAGCTGGTCACGAAATACTTCTAAGCCTGTAATTGGTGAGCCTACGTTTATAGAACCAGCACCATTTGCTACAGAAAAGTCACTATCAGTATACGGTGCAGTAAAATTAAGTATTGTGCCTTTGCCAAAGAATAAAGCATTTTTAAAATTGGATATAAATGCTGCGCCTTTTACATCTGCGGGTGCATCATTTAATGCAGTAAATACGCTAGTATCGTATGTTGCAGGAGCATTTGCCCCATCCACTAATGCTATCTTTTGAGTGCCGTCATAGTTATACTTTGCAAAGCGTGTTCTTGTAGCACCTTCTCTGCTTGTAGATATAAACGTAATAGCAGCATTATCAGCAGGACTTGATGCAAGTGCAGGATCTATACTTAAAGTAGCACCACCTGAAGACACAGTTGCGGTGGCTGTTACTGTGTAAATCTTTTCAACACCAGCTATTGTAAATTGGTCTTGTGCTTGTGGTGCTGCAGTTAAACCATCTACAATAAGAGATGAGCCTGTTTGACTTGCCCCGTTCACCAAAGCTGTTCCATAATTAGGAACATTTATTTTTGTAAACCCTACCCCTGTTGATCTAAATATATCATCATTCTTTGCAATAATGGCTGAACTTTCCCAGCTTGCAACACCAAGTGCCAGATAGTTTAGCGTTGTTGAAACAAACGTAACATCGTCTTGATCTGATGGATTATGTACCATAGTCTGTGATAATGTTAATGTTGCTCTGTTTGTCGCTGCCGCAAAAACAACACCACCTACAGCTATTGTGTATCTAAAACTAAGTGCTGCATCATCAGCAGGTGTAGCAGCTAGTGCAGGTGTAATTGTTAAAGTAGAATCTGTTCCTACTAAAGCAGTAGCACTGCTAACTGTGTAGACTGTAGAGTCACCTGCTATGGTAAATGTATCATTAGCAGAAGGCGCAACATCTAACCCATCTACAGTTAATGATGTACCTGATTGAGATGCACCGTCTACCGCACCACCTGCAAATGATAATACATCTCCAGCTACAGGTGTCTGATGTATGTTCCCTATTACAAGACTTGTTCCACTCTGGCTTGCACCGTGTACTTTTGGCGCACCGTATGGTGGTATTAAGTTGCTATCGTACTTATCATAACCCTCAATTCTACGATAGCCACCTTCAACAGATGGTTCAAAGTTACGTAGTATTCTTGCGCTACCCGGTGCGTTAATGCCTTGCTGCAGTGGTGATAGATTACTTATTAATCCACCACGAAACTCAACGGCGTAGGTTTTCCATGCATCAGCCATAAATTACCCCTATGTTACCGATGAATATCCGTACCTAAGACCACCACCTGTGTTTTGCGGAATCATATAAGAACGCACATATCGTGTACGATTAATCAACATTGAACGCATGTACTTAATACCTTCGTCAAACTTTTCTTTCATTACCAACGCATCTTGTGTATTACCTCTAAACAGATATGCATAGTGCATTGCACCATCCACAATTACATGTGCAAATCTATCGGGTATTACTATTGTATCACCATGTGCAGACAAGTCTGATGAGAAGTTAAAGTATTCAAATACTAATATATACGCTTTGTCTGGTTCTGGTGTGAGAATAAATTCAAGAGAAGGAGCATGTACTACACGGGTTGGTACACCTTGGAAGCTACTATTGTTGTATTCTTGTGCTACAAATTTATCTAAATATTCTTCATATGTAAGAGGCATTATACGTGTTGTACTATTGCCTAGTGTAGAATCTTCTTTAATTCTAAATGTATCAAAGTTAATTACTTTACAGTCAGCAGGAAAAGAATAACGGCTCTGATTAGCCGTTAGTGTGGTAGTCTGTGTATTATGATTAAAAGGCCACTCAAATTCAGATTGATTTATATATCTAATAGATGAATTAACTGCGTCCTTTGCATGTGCATAAAAACCTGTTGCAGATGCAAAGTTTGTAGAAGTCAGTTCAACTTCATTCAAACGCCGATTTACTTGATTAACTAATTGTAAAAATGTTGTAGCCATCTATGATTCCTCAAAAGAAAAGTGAAGGGGCAAGTTGCCCTGCCCCCTCAACTATTTAGGCAAGTGTGTCACGGTCTACTTCGTTAGCAGCCATGTCACCTTGGTCACTTACATCCATCATAATTGCATATACACGGATTTTACCAGCGGTAAAAGACGCACCACCACCTGCAAGCAGAACGTCAATTACGTCTGCTGAAGTAGAGGCAGTCAAACCAGTGATAGCAATCTGAGGAGCATAAGCACCGTCAGCAGCACCATCAATGTCAAAAGTTGCGACAAACTCATCAACATCACCACCTGTAAAACCAAGTGATGCAGTTGCATCTGTGCCAGTGTTCTGAGTTGCAGATTCTACAACTTGCAGACCAGCAGCAAGGATAAGAGTATTTGCCGGAACAGTAATTGCCTGAATAGTATCACCGTTAGGGTTGATGCTATTTGCAGTCAAGTCAATTACGTTATCGACATAATATGCATTACGACCACGCTGGGAGTTGCCAGAAGCGGCTTTAAGAACTGCGGAAATTTCAGCCATAATTCAATCTCCCTTACGCTAAGTGGTAAATGGCGTTAACAAGAGCCTCTGGACGGAGAATCTTGCGACCATACAAATGCATACCCCGAACAATGTCGGCGAAGCTATCAGGATCACGGTAAGTTTCAGTCTTATTAATCTGCTCTGCAGTTGCAACAGCAGAAGAATGACCAGCAACAATTACACCATAGTTGCTTGAACTGTTCGTACCAGCAAAGGACGGACCAGTACCAACTGAAGGCAAGTTGTTAGACTGATAAACTTGGAAGCCGTGGATTTGAGTAGAGACTTGACCGTTTTGCAGTCCTGCCCCACCAAAATCGGCATTGAACAAACGAGAATCTTCGTCTTTCAATACTTCCATAAACACTGGATCAAGCACAATCCAACGACCTTGTGAATCCACGTTCTGCTGGTCAAGAAGACGAGCCATACGTGCAATCAAAGTCAGTGGGTGAGTGTCACCAGCAGCAGGAGTTGCGTCAGTTGCACCACCAGTACGAGGGGCGATAGCAATAGCGTCACCTGCAGAACCTGCAGAACCTGCACCATCAGTAAAGTCTGATGCGTCCAGTTTCATGGTTGCAAGCAATTCGTCTGAACCAGCACTAGTTACAGCTTTTGAACCATTTACAGTTGTGTTAGCTGTATCGGCTGCGCCGTGCAGAGCAGATTGCTTAAAGCCTGACATATAACCAAGAACGTCTTGGTCAAATTGGTCAGCCAAACGGTACGCAGCACGATCACTTGCCAGTGACTGGAAGTTTACGTGGCTGTGTGCCTCTTCAATGTCATCAACCTTAAATGCAAAGTAGTTAGCTTTGTCAATTGTCAGGCTGAAGTCTTCATCGTCAAGGTCTTGCGGCGTGATGGTTGTACCACGGGC